AATTAAGTCCACCACGACTAGCCCAACGACCTGTAGACGCCCCATGGTAGACCAACGTATTTCGTATTTTTCCATCTCTTTGTATCTCCAACATTTTAGCGTACTTAGCCACGCTAGTTTGGCTTCCTTCTTGTCTTAATTCTAATACCCTACGAATGATTGGTGCTATTTCACAGTTCAACCATTTTGTAACGGTCTTTTCTGTTAAATCATCTAATTTGTCTGCACTGTTTCTGTTAATCCAATTCAGCAATTTAGCGCGTTCAGACGGCTTACAACCTGTCAGTCCTAGTAACTCATCATCTAATTCTTTTTGTGCGCTCTGAACCGCTTTTACGGCGTTTTGGAGTTCTTTTGGATCAACTGGCACACCACGCAGGTTAATCCGCTGTGTTAACTCCCAGACTTCTTGTTCTGTAGCAGATAGCGGGCGTAGTTTTGAAACGATGGACATTTCAGTACGAACGTCTTGTTGACAGTAATCAAACAACTGTGACATAAGTTCTGGGTCATCATTAAACTCACCCTTCTTATTAGGCTTACACAGTTTCTGAATTAACTTAGCGCCTATTGTATCTTTCTTATGTTCAGCATTTAAAAACTTACCAGCTTCATCTAAAGATTGTGGTATGTTATTTGCTGCGGCTATTGCCATACTGTCAATCACTTGGTTTAATTTTAGTGGTGGCCAGCCGTACTTTGGCACACAGACACAGTTCCAAATAGCATACTCAAACAGTGCGTTCCATGCTTGTATTTTGCCGCCGTTGCGGACGTGCTCCACTAAAGCACCCGGAGTTTTTCTGCTAGGTATATAAAGCCCTATGGCATCTGGCGATGTACCAAATGCAACACATAATACCTCTGTGCTGGGGTCATTGGCATATACGTCAAGTCCCTGTTCTGTTAAGTCGATAATGCTACGTGTTTCAAAGTCGATTGAGTAAATCATATTCGGTTCCTTTTTATATTAGCGTTCAGTGTAACATAAAAAAAGGGGGCTCGCAAGCCCCCAAAACCCAACCACGAAGGAAAAACTATATTTCACAGACTCCAGCAACACAAGCGAGCATTTGACTTCCTTCCACATTGTCAGTTTCTTCTTTAAACAATATCCAATCAATTATTGGTACTTGAGCTTTTAATGCCAAATACTCTTCTTCAGTACACTGTTCATAAGGTGCTTGTCTATAACTATGCTCTGAATAAGGAAGAAAAGAGACTCCAGAGAGTTCATTAAAATTTTCCCACACCCATGCACCAACTTTAGGCCAATCTTTTTCTTCCACTGAAACAGTAATCGAAGGTTTATGTTCTGTAAATTTACGCTGGTAGGTGAGCCATAATTCGAGGTGTGATATTGAATCAACGTCCTCTCGAGTGAGTCCGTCAGGCGCTCGTTGGGGGAAAGAGAATACGGTTGTTTGTTCGGGTTTATAAACACATGGTTCATTGGGTATGCCTTGTTGGATTAAGAATTGGGTGAGAGGGTCTTTTGAATCTCCTCGCACTCGTCGGATATAATACTTAGAATGTCTCGGGTGAATCCCCGATGCCGAGTCGACAAGTTGTGAAACTGTGCCCGATGGCTTAACACATGTAATTGCAGCTGATACAGGGATTCCAAGCAGTCCAGCAAATTCTTCGTTTGTTCGTCTAGCCTCTTCTCTGAGCTCTTCGAGTAGTATATTTAATTGTCCTCCTTGGGTGCAGGTGAGTTTGTTGTCATAAATGCCAGTGAGGGAGACACCCAAAAGCCGTTCATCTTCAGTATTTCTCTGCCACACCTTCCGCAGATAGGGGAACTTTGTAAAAGTGGCTTGGATGGTGCCAAGGATAGCTGCGAGCCGCACCTTGCGCAGGAGAGTTTCTCTTGTGTCGTCATGTCTAATTACTACCTCCGTAAGATTACAAAATTGGTATGGTCGAAGAATGATTTCTGAGCAGGGGTTAGTTCCGAATTCAAAGTTAGGATTACGGTGAGAGTATTTTTCCACGGTTTTTTTTGCAGCCTCACGGTTGAATATCCCTCTTTCTCCGCTATGTGAATTGTATAAAGATAACCACTCTTCCATAAACTTTCCAACGGTAGGTGTTTCATTATAAACCGCGCTATTATTTGCGAGTGCACGGTGAGGTGCAGTTTCCCACCACGGACCAGCTTTAGCATGTCGAATCCTTTCATCGTCTAGGTCTGATAATGAGATCATAGCCGAGCGGCGAACGCCACCCACAACTACAACCTCACCAATTTTACACATTAAGTCATGGCACTCTAATGAATGAAGCTTACGACCCTTTGCGTTTTTAAACAAGTTAATTGTAAATTCAAATAAATCTTCTAATGGTTTCGGCCCTGAAGCTCTTCCACCAAATGTTTTGAGTCGTGCTCCGGCAGGTCTAACTCCAGAAGTGTCCCATTTTGGGATTTCGCCTGCTTATAGGTGTGCAATGATAAGTCGAAGGGCTTTTGCCCATCCTTCTTTAGAGTCGTGCACTCTGATGGCGTGTTCGCTTGCAAAAAGGTTGTCTGGCACTTCGGGCAATTGATTGATGTATTTTGACTCAACTGAGAATCCGACGCCAGTACCGCAGAGCAAGATGTACATAGCTTCGTCGAACGATTTTGGGTCATCGACTGGTAAATACGAGCAATTGTAGATACTGGTGTTATCACGATCTGCAGCCTTTCCCGCAGTCATTACTGCGCGCATTGAAGGTACACATTCCATTTTTAATATGGCATTATATAACTCTTCTTTCAATTCAATATTATTTTTAATTGCCGATGTTCTGTCAAACACATAATTTATATATCTTTGAACAGTTTCTTCCCAAGTTTCACGTCTTCCTTTTTCGTCAAGGAATCTTGCATAGCGACTAGCGGCTATATATTGTCTGTATTGATCCATTTATTATTCTCGGTTTGGGTTGATAAAAAAGGGAGGCCGCAGTTTCTACGGACACTCCCCGTGCTACAAGGTGGGCTACTTTGTTTATTACTACCCGTCGGCGGTTGCTTAAATGGCAGGTGCTTTAGCCACGACTCGGCTTCAATCTCTCATCGCTAAGGTTTTTCAGCGCTCCAATAAACATTTTACCCATTACTACAAAGAACTTAGGCCGTTACCCTAAGCCGTGTTACAACTTAGTCTGCGAAATCAGATGCTGCAGAAGAACCACCACCTAACTTTTCACCATCTTCCAACTTTTGCAAGTTATTTAAACCACATGCAATACCCTTAGAACCTTGTGCATTGTATGGATAGAAAGTGATGGAAGCACGGCCATAGCAACCACTATAAAACTCGCTTTGGTCAAACAACTCTTCACGTTGTGCATCTACAATCTCAGGCTTTTGTGCTGAGTTGGCATTGATAAAATAATGACCAGCATATGCCTCATCTTCACGTTCAGCATCACCATCACGTAAACCACCTTTTAACAACTTTGGTACAGCACCACCAAAGAATGCAGCATTACTTGTTTTACATTCTTCAAAAGCTTTTTGAAGTTTAGCAACACCTTCTTTATCTGATTTTGGGATCAGAATTGATACAGAATACTTTGGTGTGCTACCTTCCATTGCTGCTTTTGGAACAAACACATTAGCATATGAAAAACGTACTTTACCAGTTACAACTTTTACTTTGTTTGACTGCATTTTAAAACTCCTATTAACGTTAGAACCAGACTTCAATTGGGGCTAGTTCGTCTACCCATAAATCTATTATACACGTTTTTATGCATCGTGCAAGATACCATGTACTTCTAATGCTCTGTGTACTGCCAATGCGTTAATGAATTGATGCCTATAGGTATATTCTTCAAGGGCTTCGGGGTCTTCTGCTATGTAGTCAAATACTTCATAAACACTGTTGCGTAGATGCAACACAGACTCTCTTTGCCCACTTCCAGGTAATCCATCAAAATCTTTAATATAAGAATTAATTAACTGTTCTGGTACTTCAAGGGTGGTTCCAAAACAACTTACTTGCATAGGTGCCTCGCTTATGATTGTAATGTTACTAAGACTAAACCTACATTTCCTAGGGCATACCCTAAGAATGAGATTCCCATGCCTACTTGGCCTTTCATTAAAAATTGTATTGCTACGAAAAAATAAACTACACCAATCATTCCAATTAACCAAGCGTTCATTTAAAGTCATCCTTTGCTGTTTCTTTAATACGAACTAACTTGGGCTGTCCTTCTGGACGAATAACTAAATCACCCAACCAAGCCGCTACTTTGCCTTTGGGACCAATCTTTTCTAATGTTGCAAGTGATTTAAGTTTTGGCGGTTCCCACAACAATGACTCTGATAATCCATGTTCAACCAATACTGCCGCAGCAAGTTGGTTATCTAATATCTTACGATGTGTTGTTGTGGTGCCTAACTTATACCCCTTTGGTATTTTGTTCTCTTCAATCGCTCGATTAAGGGCAAACTCTTCTACATCGTTCGCCCATGTTTTTAAGTCTTGCGCTTTGGCGAGGACGTCGTTGAGTTCTTCTTCACTGAGGAGCGGGGGTTCTTTGAATTCTTGTTTGGCGAGTTCGGTGTTGAAGTCTGATCTGGCACGACACTGGGCTTTTGCTTTACAGAATTGGCACCATTCACCTGGGAGAAACTCGCCTGACCCTGCCCACGCCTTCTTGGCTTTTTGGCTAACATAATATTTTGCCCAATCGAGGAGTTTTTCGATGGTTGTCCCATCTGTGCTAATACTGTCAAGTCGTGGTTGATGGATGGTGTAGCTGACTTCCTTGATATTGGGGTAATCTTCTTTGAATTTGGCATACGCACCGAGGGCGTAGAGTCTGAGTTGGCTGTTGTCGACGGCTGAAACGGGGATCCCTCTTCCAAACTTGAGGTCGTAGATATGAATGGTGCGCTCAGAAAGTATAACCACATCGGCCGTACCAAAGCCATCAGGAACCCAATCAGAGAAGTCCACACGTTGCTCAAATAGCGGCGTATCCCCTTCACCAATTTGGCTACGAATATAAAGAACATAATTATCGACGTTATCCTCGAAATCAAGCCTTTCCTCTTCCGTATAATTTCGATATATGTCATGCGATTTGACCTCTTCGTATTCTTTTGCATATTCTTCATGGTTAATTTGATTAAAATAGAGTTTTAAGCGTATTTCACTTAATGTGTGAGCCAATGTACCCTCCGCAGAGAAATCAATCCCCTTGGTACTTCTTTTAGGTTCTGGAAGAGTTGCTTCAAGTCTTGCTGAAGGAGTGCACATTAGCCACCTTTTGGAACTGGAGGCACTTAAAAGAGCGTGAGTTGTCATATATTCTTTCAATTCGGTTGATATGTATATATACTAATGCAAAAATATACATAAGTCAACCCAAATTAAAAATATATATTATTTTAGGGCGGAAAGTAAATCTGATATTTCTTTGTTGAAATCGACCTTAGTTTCCACTTTGGCGTCTAGTTTAATATCTCTGGTTTCTCTGTAGTCAGCTTGAAATTGACCACGAAGAGCGATTTCGGCTATTCGGCTATTGAAGCCTCTGTTGTTCACATTATCCAAAATCATTTTTTCCCAATAGGCTTGGCTATGGGTTACTGCTGTATCTAATGCATCAGCAAACTCGGGGTGATTCTTTTTCCAAGTTTCTGCTACGGCTTTGTTAATTCCAATATCGGCAAACATCATTTTTTGAGATGCACCATTTTTTCCGAGTTCTATGATGCGTTCGCACATCTCGGGTTTAAATACATATTTAACTGTTGGTTTTTTGGTAGCCATTAACAATTCCAATTTTTAAGAGACGCCTTCGCTCTTTCAGCGGGGCCTTTTGATTTTCTAACAACACCCTCCATACGGGCGCAGAAAGAGGCTTTACGACCTTTATCTGATTCGGTCTTTGGGTGCGGGGCTGGGGCTTTTAAATTACTTCCATTTTTGGCATTGTATTCAGCACGACCTTTGGCAGTCATACCAGCACCTTGTTCGGTCTTGTTGTATGTCTTGTCCTTACCAGTTGTTTTCTTAGGAATTGGTTTGTCGTGTTTAGTTGCCATTATTTTACCTTTGCTGTCTTTGCAGACTCTTTAAATGATTTAGCTGTTGGGGCACCTTTAGTGCCTGGTTTACGCATTTTTTCGCCAGAGCCGGCTTTTATGCGCTCCTGTTTAGCATGAATGTTGGCATACAATCCGGGTTTAGTTGCCATAGGCGTTCCTTTTGAATTAGGTGGGAGACCAGTCACCCCTCCCGTACTGGTTTTACTTCTAAACATTACCAAAAAGTGTGCGTCAACCGAGTCTTCAGTCCAGCATATCTTTCAATATTCTAGGCATTTGGTAACTAAGAAAAGGTTTCGAAGCGTCTCCCGACGAGTTCTACTCCCTATATTTACTAATGCAAAAAATGGTCAAAAACCGCCCTTAATCTGGTGTAATAATCACACGTTTTTTAAAGGGCGGTTCTTTCGGACTGGCTTCTTGTGCTGCTTGATTGGCACGAATGACATCATTCAACATCATTTTAGTCATTGCCATTGCTTTTTCTCGATGTTCTGCTTCCATTTCGGCTGATGTTTTAGCCGCTTTACGCTCGACTTCTTTGATGATGTCGTTACTAACTCCCGCTTTCTTTAGTAGTTGTCTTAGATTCATTTAGTTCTTTCACTTGAGGTTCAATTTGTAGGTGGATGTCATTGATAAAATTTGCCCACTGCATAACCGGTGTTTCAACTGGGCGATTCATACTGTTAATCAATAGATTAATATCTTTTAACGTGTACTGCAAAGTAACAACAAAGGTGTCTAATGGATCTGTTTCGGTGCTCATTTTTTCTTTCCTTTCTTTGGTATGATAACAGGATGATTTTCAAAATATTTATTGTCCCAGCTCTCAAAATGCTTGTTCTCTATCATTAATTCAAACCCATCCCAAAGACGCTGGCACTGCAAATCATGGACTCGCATAATGCCATCGATGTAGTTGCCCACCTCGTCTTCTGACATGATTGTGGGACTGTCTAGGTACTGGCGAACAAACTCCTTTAATAATTCTGACGTATTCCACATCTTAATAATGTCTTGTTCCAATTCAAAACGGTCATACTGGCTAAATAG